GACTATTGGATAATCAGTATTAGCTAAATAATGCTCATACAATAAAGTATCCCCTACAACACAAGTAACCTTTACTCTTGTATCATGAAATTTTACTAAATCAACAACCGCAGCTGCAAAATCTTCATTATTTATAAGAGTTTTATACTCATCCTCACTAACAACCTTATTCTCAACTTTAGATACTTCCTCAGTAACCTGAGCTTCCATAGCTGCTTGCTGAGATTCTATTGCTTGCTGAGTTTCTTTCTGAAGTTTCTCTAATTCAAGCATAGCCCTCGACTCAATAATCTCACCATTATCTAAGGCCATTCTAATCCCAAGTTCTTTTTCCTCAGCTGCAACAGTTAATTCTTTTACAATAGAGTCCATTCTTTCTTCGACCATACCATTGATACGATCCATTTCCTCAGGACTTGGAGGAACTTTCATAAATATATTATAAAATGGTAGTTTTTCTCTTGAGTACATTTCATAAAAATCAACAATATCATCTTCTTTACCATCAGATAAATAAGCTCTTGAACCCATATCTTCAAACTGAACACTTTCAGATGACGCAATATCCCTTAAACTAGCAGAACCAAATTGGTTAACTGACCCTGAAGATTTCTTTATCTTAGCTTTATGATCTGGGAGTAGATTGATTAAATGATTCTTAGGTAAATCTTTCTTTACTACAATATAAGACGCATCTCTGAATAGAAAATCACGACTCATAGGATCAACATATACATCAAAAGGTTCAATACGTTTAAAAACAACTTCTCCCATACCTCTATCTTTATCAGCATCAATATCAACCATCATATATCCAATACCTTTAGTAAAGGAATCTTGGACTACTTGTGAAAATAGAGACTTACCATTTGATATATACCAACAATAAGAAGCTATATCAGAGTGAACAGCCGCTATATCAACATCAGAACCTTCAGTTCCTACAGCCTGCCACCTCGGGCTATTTGCAGTTACAAAGAACTTCATCATCTCAACAGCAGGAGTTATCCTATTAATAATAAAATCAGGCATCCCAGCTTCTTGTAAATCATCTTTTTCCTGAGCTGTTAACTGGTCATTAAGATAAAAGTCATATCCCCTTTGATTAATACTTCTCCATTTTTGCCTTTCATTAGATGCAGCTTTCTGCCACAGTTCTCTAACTGATTCAGCTTTCTTCTTATTGCTTAATCTAGGCATGATTAATAACTAAAAATCTTATATTTACCAATTGTACCAACATCTTTTACAATAGAAAAATCAAAAGACTTTTTTCCTTTCATTTTATTTATCTCATCTTCAGTAAAATAGAATTGACCAGCTACAGGATTTATACCACCAGACATTAGTCCATTTGCAATTCTCATAGCCTGGTCCCATCTTGGCTTACTTGACTTAGGAACTTTACCGCTCATAGCTTCCTTATAAGGCTGATTAGAAAATTTTACAGCAGAAAAAGTACTGTCCATTAACGTATCAAAATCCTTATTTCTCCATTCCTTTTTTCCAACTCTATTTACAAACGAACTACCAGCTAATATCATATAACTCTCCCTTTGTTTATCATCTTTAACCCCAGCAGCCTCTCCATATATCGCAGCAGCTAACTTACGTACATTTTCACCTTGAATTGGATTATCAATAGACATCATCCTATCCATAACCTGTTGATCACTTATAGGCTTAGTTTGGACTTGAGCTCCATTAGACATATCTATCTCCTTTTACCAAACTTAAAATCAAGAGGAACAGATATTCCAACATTCCAATCATAATTACGAAATCCGTGGCCTGACCTCCTTCTTTCATAGTCACCACTAATCGTAGCTTTTCCTACAGGAAATGCAAAACTACCTTTAGTAAATGGATTAGCTTTAAAAGATTCTCGACCACTACCAGAAAACTGCATACCTAAAACATCATATATAGACTGCATATAATCTAAATCACTTTGCAATCCAGGGTCTTTCTTTGAAGATGATGATCCAACAACTTTCATTTTACCAGATGGGTACCTATTCCTAGTCACCTGACTCCACATCGAACTTGTTTTTTGATATCCACCATCTAAAGCCCTACTCTGAGCTAAAGCCCTCATTTCTAAACTAGGACTTGTAGAAAAAGAAGACCCAGGATATGATGTAAATGTTCTTGGACTGTTATTTCCGTTTGGCATTATGCTGTAATCCAGCTTTTAGCTTTACGCTTTGGTTTATACCACTTCCTTTTATCATCATTTTGTTTCATATTTGGAGGAAAAGCGTGTACTGTTGAATAATAAAGTGATTCAATTGTGTCATCATGAGACATTTTGGGGCCGAATGTAATGATTTCATTGATTAAATCAAACATATTTGTTCGTAAAAAGACTGTTCCCATACTAAAACGACCTGAAAGACCTGAATATATGCGATTTCTCTTGTTTTGGCCACCTGGTTTCTCAGGAATAACTGATATATCGAACCTATTTATCCTACGCCTCTCATCGTTCATAGCCTGAAATATACTTCTATTCATAGCAACGTCTTCAACAGTTGCAGAAACACAATTATACTTACCGTACAAAGAAATAATATAATCAACCACTCCACTACGACCAATAATAGCCCCGTTACTCGGGTCTTTTGACCCAATAGTCGGAATAGACCTATGCCTTTCATACTCAAGTACATAGCAATTATTATTAACATCAATAGCGACAACCATAATAACGCTAAAGTCAGCATGCTTTGTATCAATATCTGTGGCAGGATCACAACCGATGAAAATATTGACTGGGACTTCTTGGGTATCAAGTCCACTATCAATAACTATATAATTAATATCATCTTCATTTTTATAATAACCTTCCCAATATCTTATATGTTTTCTTGTCCATACAGCATCTTCTTCACTCATCACTTCCATCATATACTCTTGATAGAACTTCTGAGGCTGACCAGAGTCAGCATAAAACTTTTTCTTCTCCTTTAACTTTTTACTGGGAAAGAATGATGCCCAGAGAGGTGTTCCATCTGATTGCAGTGCTTTATATGTAATTACATTCCAGGCAAATTCCTTCCCATCTTTAGTAGCTTTCGCATGCTGAGTAAGCAAATTGTTAATAAAGGAATCATAATGTACGGGAGTGCCATTAACACGGAGCCTACCAGTATGAGGCTCGAGAGCAGGATAAACAACGGCAGTGACAAGATTCGCATTTTTATCACGTGCTTCCCTCGTAATTGTATTTGCCTCATGTTCAAAATCATCTAACACTATCAAGTCATATCTCTTATGAAGTTTCGCTCCCCCACGAATACCAGCCACATTAGACTTGCTTATAAGTTTACAACCATTTTGAAGCTCTATGTCTTCTTCTGTCCACTTATTCCCTCTTGTGGCTCCAAAATAGTACTTTATTCTTTCATTATAGTCAAGGTGATGTTTAATATAATCCATATTTCCTACTGATAGCTTTTGAGTAGCTGACACCCAAGCATAAAATAGAAAGTCGTCTTTAGGACAAAACAGAAAATCTTTTAATATAGAAGCTTTAGTTAACACAGTCTTTCCATGACCTCTTGGGATAATAATAGCCGTCTGTTTAACCTCTTTATTATCTATAACATCAGCTATCTCATAATGAAAGAAAGGAGTCTCACTACGATTAAAGTCTTCAGGGAGAAATAGTTTACCAAACGATATCAAATCTTTGCTCGCTAGCATTAATGCTTTCTCAGCATCTGACATAGATTGACTATTTACGTTCATTATTTATATCTCTTATCTCAAACTCTTTTTTTAATTTAGACTCATTCGCACCTTTAGTGAAAGTTACAACAGAATCTACACAACCTTGAATATATGATTTCGCTTCTATTGTTGTATCAAAAGCCCTCATTAATGCATCAGTTCCATCCACTTTCATCTTTTTCCAAAATACTAAATACCT